ATAATTAATTTGGTGGATGATTTTAGCGATGAATAGTCGCTTTTCGTAATCATCCCACGATGAGAATTGGCTTTGCATACTTTATTGGTTTTTTGCTTGGTGTGTTTAATTTAAGTTTAATTCTGATGTCTTCAAATTGATCATGGTAGTCGTCATTGTTCTTCATATCTTGTTGATGCATCCTTAATCCGTGTAGCACCGTAGTATGGTCACGAAAAAATAATCGTCCTATTGATGTAACCGTAGATCCTACATAGGTTTTTAGGATGGCATAGCACATATTACGTGTTAATACTAAAATACGTGACCTATCTTTAGATACAACATTCTTATACTTTACATTCATTTGTTCACAAACAAATTGTATAATTTGTTCTACATCAGGCGTATATTCAATTTTTAGCCCAGGCATTGCGTAGTAGTTGATTCTATTCTGCTTGGTCATAAATATTGTTTTTAAGTTCTTCTACTCTTTTTCGGTAGTATGCTTCTACTACCTCAATCATTTCTTCATCGGCCTTAGCCAATCTTGTACGAATCTTATAAGGCGTGTAACCTGTTAATTCACATATTTTTTTAATGTCGCCGTACTTTAATAAAGCACGATAATCTCTAATTAGCATCTTTTGTTTTTTTATATAATTTGTAATGTCTGTCAATTGAACGCATAGCTCCTTCAATCGATGTAAAATAATCTCCTCTCCAGTAGTAGAACTTATCTAGGGGTTTTTTGGAGTCCCAATGGATAAACATACCACGATAGATGTAATCTTTTTTAATTCTATCCTTATCAGTACTTATCATAAAGTAGTCTTTAAGGCCTTTTTGTTTTAGATGGGCTGGTGTAGGGTGCATAGTTTATTCAGTTGATGAAAAAATAGTTTCCTTAATTTCAATATTCGGCTTTAATGGGATGCCACTAGCAACAGAAATAAATCTTTTGTAAGCCTGTTCTTCACGATCAGAGATTGTGTGATCTACATAGACACCGTCTTTTTCAGTCCAGTATCTAACATATCCAGTTACTGGATTAGTTTCTTGGATGAATTCAAATTTTGTCATATTATTTGGTTTTTGTTTTGTTTGACGAAGTTAAGAAGTTTTTGTTATTATTTAGGATTTTTAACAGGTTTTTTGTTAAAGTAATCATAAAAGATTTTTGCTGGATTTTTGGCTGTGGGATTTTTAGGGGATTCTTAGCAAGTTTTTGCCTGGGGTTTTTTGGGAAGTTTTTGCCACTTTGAAATTTTGTTTCAATGGTTGCATAAACAACTAATGACTTAACATTAATGTTATAACATTGATATGCTTTTTTGCATACTTTGGCCCTGGCCTTAAATGATATTTAAAAGCTGTTTTAAGGCCCTAGGCTGGACTCTTTTTTCTTTATTAATACTTTATACATAAAAATAAATTTAGGCCCTAAAATTGGCTGTAATTACTTTGCTAGAAATTCATCCCAACTTTTTCTATCTTTTTCCTCCTGGGCCTGTTCTAGTTTCTTTGTTACTTCGTCCGCAATACTTTGCAACTGCTCCTCATATAGATCTTTGTAAAATTGCAGCAAATATTTATTCGCTGGGTTATTTTCTTGCTCCAGGGCCTTTATAAGGCCTTTAAGTCCGTAAATATTCATAAAATTATAAATTGGTTAGCTCCTTTGCCTGGATTCGATCCAGCAGCCTATAGCAACAAAGGATAAAAAAAGGCCCCTATTACAGGGCCCTAAAACATACAAAACACTACAAAACAAATCCGCTAATATCTTTTTTTGCGTCCCCTTTGGCCTTTAATCCTATAACAACGTTCACAGGATCAAAATAGCGTAGGTCGGTTAAGTCTCCGTTAATTACTTCGAATCCGTTCCAGGTATCTGGTAATTGATCTTTGAAAACTATTGCAACGTTTCCGCCATCCATTAGTATACGATATGCATCATTTTCGTTTGTCTCAGATCTAGAAAAAGTTATCTTATAATTTGAGCCTAGGTATTTTTTAACGTGATTATAGTTTTTGGTATAGTCATAAAAAAGTAGATCACTATAAAAGTTATCCAGGAAATTAATACCGCTGTATCTTTGCAATAAATCCAGGTGATCAATATCGGACGTGCCGTTTAATCTAATTGCTATTTTTATCCCTTTTTTTATAGCTCTATCTTGAATCTTAAGTAATTCATTGGCTAATTGAATATAAAAGGCGGCTCTGTCATATCCCCAGAACTTACTTTTATTTATCCTAGATAATTGAACGTTTGAGAATCTACCACGACCAGCACTATATAAACAGCTTTTTTTGCAACCATCTGAGGCAAAGGGACAAAGGTTAAGGCCTTTAACTGTATCGGCTGGGGCCATATAAAGTATGAACGTTTCTAGATCGTTTTTAGCTGTTTTAGTATTGGTAGCTCCTGGACTAAGTAAGTTTTTTACTTTTTTGTAGCTTAATTCTGTTTTTGTTTGTTTTAATGTAGTTAACATAAATAAAGGTTTTTGATTGTTTTGTTTGTTTGTTATTTGTTTGTTTTGTTTATTCAGCACAAAGGCCCCAGGGCTCAAGCTGCTTTATAGTAGTTCGATCTAGTTCTAGGGACTCAATTATAAACTTAGCTAGTTTCTTTTTAGTAGTCTCTTTGCTTAGATCATTGGAGCCTATTTGCTGTGCAATATAGGACGGTTCACAGCCTAAAACCCTAGAACAAAATTTAACGTCCTGGCCTAGGTAAAAACTTTTGCCGTAAGCTTTTAACGTCCAATTGTGACAGAATCCATAAGAGGTTGAAATTTCAATAGTCATTTTACTTAGATTTAATTGATTGAATAATAGTTTTAATTAGTGCATATGCTAATATAAAAACAGCTGTTAATATAATTAGCTCAAATAGTGTAATGGTAGTATTCATTATTGTTTGTCTGTTAAAATGTTAATAAATAATTTAATGACATTGGCAATAAAGAAACAGAATAAAACTACCTGGATAATAAATAAATAGATCATAATAAAGGGCCAATTGGTTTTATATTGGCACACTAAAGATAGGTATAAATATTAAAGAATGTTAAATAATGTAAAGTATTTAAGTTAAGAATATGTTAAATAGTATACTAATTAGATAGTGTATTTAATACACTAAGTTAGTTACTTAGTATACATTAATCAAGCTGTATATTGTAGTATGTTATATTAAACAATATATTAGTATATTATATACTGTATTTTATATTACCTATTATATTAGTGTATAGTAAAGTATATTGTATATAAGTATTTAAGCTAGTTTTTTACTTTTGGCCTAAGCTTGCGTAAACTATCAATATAATAAAACTACATTAGTTTTGCATTGGATAGGCTAAGAATAGGAGAGGAGAGAAACCATATAAACTATATTATGTTAAGTATGAGCGTAACCACTCCCCTACCCTACCCCCTACCCTATTTTTTCGTGCCAAAAAACAATCGTATGCCTTGGGCCCTTCATTATTCTGATTTTTAACATTGTCTTAACGATGTTTAACATTGTAATTTTTTAATTTTCTATATAACCCATTAAAATAAATTGTAATATGTACAAGTGTAAACCCAAACCTAAAAAATAAAACTATCAACTATGAATGCAGAGTTTAAGGATATAACTAAAGAAGCTTTTATTATAGCTTACAAGGAGAATTTTGGTAACATAACTATTTCTTGTGAATCAGCTGGGGTATCTAGGTCGTCATATAACGTATGGATTAAGAATGATCCAGAGTTTGCTAGAAAGCTAGCTGAAATAGAACCTGAGGAAATAATGTTGGACTTTGGTGAACACAAATTGATGGAAAGGATTGCTAAGGGAGATACGTTAGCTACTATGTTCTTGTTAAAAACCAAAGGTAAGCGTAGAGGATACATCGAAAGACAAGAAGTTGCCCACGAAGGGGATGTGGTGAAGCAGATTACGGTAAATGTCTTAAAGGCTAATCATATCGAAGATGTTCCTAAGCTAGATGGTGATGAGCATTTACAACTAGAAGATACTGGAATGGTGGTTCCTGCTACTGAAGCTGCTAATATCCAAGATATACCACTTTATGAATATGATAAGAAGGTAGAATTAGAGAATGAAGCTGGAGAATACGAAGAATAGATACGTAAGATATTAGAATAGGTCTATTTAGCATTTTAAGACCAATACAGACACTTTAATTCAAAATTAGTACTATCTATCCAAAATGACACAGAGTGTCTTAAATAGCTTCTAATTGCCATTTATGGTATGTTCCACTTTAGAACAACTTTTGTTATTAAGTTCTAGATTCTAGAATTTGTTACCAAATTGGTTACATTAGGTAGTATTACTACTGATTGTTCACAAAAAGTAAACTTTCACGAATACGTGAACATCACAAATTGTGATATCCAGCTTAAAAGTAATGTTATAACTTGACTTATGTTATAACAAAGTAAACCAATAACTTGACTTTTTGACTTATATCAATCATTAATGTGTCTTATATAGCTCAAATATGTCGCTTTTTGATCTATATTACGGACTTTACTGATTGATACCCCTACCTTCCTATAAAACGAAAAGTATTAGCTTTGACTTGAGCAAACCAAAAATTTTAATTTATTTCTATGGAAGTAACCACCAATGTCGTCTTTGAGGTATTAAATAACTCGAAGAAAAGGATTTCTGTGATG